TTTAGTAGTTCTGGTTGTTCCATTTTTAATTAAAATATCAGGTTTATTTTCATAGTTAATAATATCTTTACTACCATATCCAGTTCCTTTTTGATATAAAGATACATCTATTATTCTTCCTTTGATAACTGGAGTCAATACTATTTTATCAGATGTGGGAACAGAATATAAAGCATCTACAGTTATTTCTATATCAGGATATTTAAATAACTGATATCCAGTTCCTTTAGTTTTAAATGAGATGTATTTTTTACTAATAAAATTAGTATTATCAGTTCCACCAACACCTGCATTTGATAATCTAAAAGTATTATCATCAATTTTAATAACTTTATATTGATTTGTAGTTGTTAATCCAGATATAGATTGTGGTGTTGTGGATCCTAATCCAACATGCGTCTGATATGCAACTAATTCTCCACTAGAGAATCCATGATTATTAAAAGTAACTGTTGATTTTTGTGTAGATATACCAGTAGATGAATTAGCATAAACTTTTCTATTTACATATGGTTTACCTGATTGTATAACTCTAATCTCAGTTAAGTTATTTTTAGCATCTTTTATTCTAAACTTATGAATACCATCTTTTGCAATTTCAGTAAATCCTACAGTGTTTATTCCACTAATATAATCATTTTCACTTCTATAAAGTCTAATAGTAGATAATCCTACAACTTCAGGCCAATATGGTTGTCCATCTATTAAAGACTCTGAAGTTGTAAGATTATTACCTTTAAAGGTTCCAATTCCTAATTGTGTATTTTTATTTTTATCATAAATTAAAGCCTGACCGCTAATCAAATTGTGTGGTTTTAAAAATGTTAAAGTTTCTTGATTAGTATCAATTCCTCCACCAAAAGCAGATGTTACTCCACTAAATTCTAAAACTCTATTTCTTTTTGCAAGAATTGGTAATAATACTGCTCCTTCACTATTTCCTCCAGTCATTCTTACAGAGGTTACACTTTCTATATCAAAACCTTGCTGGTCAACTAATATTTCTTCAATATTACCACTTATAATAGGACTAACAAGTGCTTGAGTTGATCCAGAAGAAACAATATCAATTAAAGGTGGATTTACAATATCATATCCAGTACCAAATCCAATACTTGAAACATTACTTATTGATCCATAAAAAATACTATCTTTAGATCTACCATTTTCAATTTCAACACCATCCTTTAATAGTCCTACAGATCCAGGAATTGTCTTTATATTTTTACCTAAATTTTGTTTAACATCTATAGGAAATTTTTTTAATATTTTTTGAGGAACAATCTTTTTATCATAATGCTCAGATAAGATAAAGGAATGTAAGGTAGTAGTATCTACTGGAACACTAAATTCAACAAAAGTATTATTCTCAACAAAAGCAGCTGATTGATATAGTTTTATTTTATTAAATCCAACATTTTTAATAAAATAAAATCCAGAGGATATTCCAACCAAAGGATTTGATTGTGGTTCATAAAATACTTGATCTCCTGTAATAAAAGGAACATCACTATTAAATGATATTGTTGAATATTTTTTGGTTATTGCATTATAATCTTGAATAGTATCATTTTCAGTTACCGAAGAAATACTAACTTTAGAAATATTTTTAGTAATCTGATAAGATGGTAATGAATTACTCGCTACAAATAGACTTTCATCAGATTCATTATAAACATTTTGAATATCTGAAGTTAATATATCATTTCCAAATTGAAGAATATTTGCACTACTAGATGCTTTTTTAAGAACTCTTCTAATTGAATAGTTTTTATTACGATTTAAATTTGGTATTGTTGCACTAAGTGTTATACTATTTTCTACCTCATTTACTTCTATAATACTTAAAGTACTGAGAATTGTACCTAATGAGAATGGATCACTAGTTACTTCTAAAAATTGAACGATATCATCCTTTTTTAAACTAGACTTATCAATAGTTGATGATAATATAAATTTACTTTCTGTGCCTTCAGTACCCTCTACAATTTTATATGTGCTGGCAGTATTATAATTCCAAGAATTTGCAAATATTTCTTTTTGAGTTTTATCTGAATTTGGATTTTTAATTAATTCTCCAATACTTTTAATTTCAATACTCTCACCTTCCAATGATAATTTATTATTAGGGGATGGTGTAAACTCCTTTAAAACTCCAGTTAATCTTAACTCAACTTTTTTTGTTAAATCTCCATTTTCATATCCAAAAATGATATCATCTGCAATAATATCAGAACCTAAACCAATATTACTAACAACATTACTACAATTTAAAAATTGATTAACAGTTTTATCAGAATATGTGATACCAGTATTCAATCCAGAAATTATACTACCTGTTGCTCCAAAACCAATAGTAGAATCAACTGTTATGACTGATGACCCAATAGTTACAGGTTCAATTACTTTAGTTCTACCCGTTACATTAAATGTTCCAGTTACAAACTCTTCATCATTATATCCAACAAAAATGTCTAAAGTAAAATATTCCTTTGAAACAGATGCTCCACTTATCCCTGTTAAAACTTGAACTTCAGAAATTGAAGCTGTAGTTTGAGAATCAGTTGATCGAACTATTGTTTGACCTTGTAATTTTAAAGGGTCTCCAGATAATTTTTCTGCTACTATTCTTTCACGTCTTAAATACGTTGCAGATGATGGTTTTACTAAGTAGTTTTCAAGATCAATTACTTTTGGAGTTACTCCATACAAAACATTAAATAAAATTCTAAAGGATTCTTCTGTACCTTTTGATTCATAAAATGTTCTTGCTTCTTTTATAAAATTATTTACATCTAAGTCAGATACAAAATCTGAATTTTCTAATCCAGGTGTAAAAGTTTTCTTTAATTTTTTATAAAATTCTTGTAAAAATAATGCACTTAGATTATCTACATTAGATCCATTAACATGAGATGCTGCAGAGGAATCTGAGAAAATTAATTCTGATGGATTATTACTATCTCTATATGATGTTATTCCACTAAATCCACGCTGACAACCAGTAAAAGTATTTGTTGTTATTCCAGTATAACTTATAACTTCACTTCCTATTCTCAGTAAACCATACTCATTTGGAAATCCTTTTGTAGATTCAACTGAAATTGTAGAATCACTAGAATTAACACTAGATTCTAAGGTTGTTACTCCTTTAATAACTTCTGGAGTTAAGTTATCTAACTTTAAATATTGATCAAGATTATCTACTAAATCTATGGGACCACCAGTATATTCCTGAGAAATATAATATTGTTTTAAAAAATCTGCAGTTTTTGGACTTTCAGATAATACAAATTCTGGAAGTTGATTTTCAATTATCTGATGAATTTTAATTCTTTTATCAATGCCCGTACTTATCATATTATCCCCTTATTAATTCTCCGTTTGTGTAACTTGAAGTAACTTTATACCCAACACCAGATATTTGGTCGCCTGATGAAATGGTATCCTTAACCATATTTATCGCACTCTCAGCGATGTTAAATTTTAAATATAAATCCTGAAGTCCTATAATATCATTCGATTCTGGGAATGCTTGAACCTCTATAACATTATTTGGTTTAACAGTAGATGTTATATTAATTGTTGTTAGATTAATTTCACCTTTTACATAATCAATAGTTCCTGCATTTTCAACAATAATTATTTTTCCACCATCAATCAGATCTTTTCTAACAATTGAAATTATACCTGTTTTTTTATCAGCATTTGGAGTATCTGACAAATATACAGTTGATGATAAACCTGCAATTGTAAATCCCGTACTCTTAATATTTAAACCATCACTTTTAACATTAAATTGATTACCAAAACAAAGTTCATATTGGGCAAATTGATTAATAAGAGCATTTAAATTTCTTCTGATTCTCACTCTTGTTATATTTGAAGTTATAGAATCTTCTATATTATCAATTACACTTAAAACTTTACTATATTTAAATCTACCTCCAAATTTATTAATTTCTGTAGATCTAGAATATTCAGTCAATCCACTAACAACATTTGTCTGTAATTCATTTATATTTTTAACTTTTGAAGAATTGTAGTAAATGAAAGATTCTAATTCTATATGAAGAACTTTAAGGTCTATTATCTTTTGATTTATTCCAGTTAAAGAATAATTCTTTAAATCTGATAATATTTGAGTCTTGTCAAAATCCGATACAAAATCACCATTCAACGGTTTTATTGTAATGAACACACTTCCAAACTGAGGTGGATCTAATTCCTCTCCACCAACAACAGAAACACTTTCTGTATTTGGATAAATTTGTTGTATTATTGACTCATAATCCCTTGCTGTAACCGCCCTGTACTGTGATGAATAGAGTCTAGGTGCAAAGTATTTAATAGAGTCTATAGACTCTATATTACCCCCATTAGAGGCACCAGAGGTTACAGTTATAGTTGGGGTAGAAGATAGACTAACGGAGGTATTAACATCTTTTACTATATCACCAGCAAATGAGAATGATGATGGTCCATTACCATCCTTTCCATCAGTAACAATATAACTAACATCAATTACTTTACCATTTTCTAATTTTTTACCAAAAATACCATCACCAAAAAGAAGTTCATATTTTTCATCTTGAATTTCTTGTATTAA